TCAAGGACATTGTTAGTAGTTGCGAAGGTATACTCTACAGCTACTATATTATTGAATCTATCTCGTTTAATTCCCATTAGCGGAAAGCCGATCCTGAGTAGTTTACACTAAGTCTTGTATCAAGCAACTCTTCCTGTTGTTTAACTTCGTCAATATCTTGCAAGAACTTTAGTCGATACTCTTCAGCCTTTACTACGTTAAGTGTCTCTGCATCAGTCTTAGACAGCATCTGCCAAAGTATTCCATTTAGTAATAGTAAATGGTAGTCTTCTCTGAATTCAGGAACATCAGAATCTTTAGCTAGATCTGCAAGAGGCATACGCTTAACCGTAAGACGTAAGGTATCAGCAGAACTTACCCTAAAGTTAAGTGCTAGTCTATTAGAATCTAAGTCAGTAGCGTATTCTGTGGACAGTCCTAGAACTTGTTCCCACCAAGGGTTAGTCTGCCACTTCTGTACAGATACCTTAGTTAGTTTCCACTGAGAAGTAGTCCACTTACACTCCGTGATCTTTAGGATCTTTGGTGATATGGGAAACGAGTATGGAGCTACAAGTTGTTGATACAACCAAGAGTTACTATCATTATACCAAGCTAGGTCTTGTGCATAGAAGGAGTCCGTAGCAGCCTTTGCTGTGAGATCTGCAAGATCTGTAGGGGGTGCTACAGCTATACGGCAAATAGATGGCGTAATAGAGTCTCTGATACATTTAGTCTCTCTAGCCATCTGTTTGTATGCCCTATTGATGTATCTATTCATCTCGCTAGAGGGCCACAGGCGATCTTGGTCAACTAAAGCATCGTCCCTAAGTAAGGCCCAAGCCTCTTCACGAAGTTCCTTCAGAGTCATCTAGTTACTCCTCATGTTTAAATCCTGTATATGCTGCGTCCATCATATCATCATCCACAATGAAGCCGCATATAGCTTGAATGTTCTCTTTGAGATGACGGCCGTTTTCTATCATATTTGGAGGAAGAATCTTAGCAGCATTTTGCATAGAGATAATCTTATCACTCTCGGTCATGCGTATACCACGATTCTCATCTGGGGTTGTTTCTACTTCGTTATTAAATGCTTCTACTCTATTGATAGAAGACTTTCTTTGTACAACCTTTTCTGCTTGTATAGCATTTACCCGCTCAATCAGTATATCTATCTGTTTTTGTAGCTCATTAATCTTATCATCCTGTACATCTAATTGCGCTTCAAAAGGTTCTTCTACAACATCTTGTATAAACTTATCATTCATTTCTTGTTGAATCTTACTAATCCGGGCCATTGCGGTATCCTTTTGTTTTTGGTTGTATAAGGTAAGAGGGGGCATTTTAAGCCCCCTCGCCTAAGTTATTAATCAATTAAGCAGTGTAGGTAGTCTGTGAGTTAGCCTCAGAACCGGACGGAGCAATAACCAACATTACGGTTACAGTAACATCAGCAGCGGGAGAGGTAGCAGCAGCTAGGGTACACTGAACTACGTCGTTAGCAGTTGCGGTAGAAGGTACTGCCAGAGGAGTAGTAACCGTCAAAGCACGCTCAGCAGTTACAACAGCAGCAGCACCAATAACAGCACCAGCAGTCTTGGTTTGGAAAGCAAGGGTAGACGTACCAAGGGTAGCAGAAGGTAGAACAGATCCACCAATTACCAATGCCCCCGGAGGCAGTTCAAAACCAACCAGATCAATAGGACCAGCAACAGTCGAGGAAGCGGGAATAACGAAGCTATAAGTAATAACCTCCAGACCCATATTCTTAGTAGCTACGGCAGTAGCTTTCATACGCTTGCGAGAAGCGTTTACAGCAGAGGCACCAAATGCGGCCATGATAAATCTCCTTTGTTAGGTGTAAAAGTTACGGGGCGGCGTTGCACCGCCCCTAGTTAGATATTAATTAGGCATTCTTCCAGAAGTCAACACCAAGTACGTTAGACTTAGTGATGTTGAAACCGTAGACCTGCAGACCTTGCATCATTTTACCGAATGCGAAGGGGTTGTCAATGATACGGCTCTCGGTGATCTGAGTAGCGAAGGTGGTGCCATAGCTGGTACCAAAGATAATAGCAGTACCATCCGTAGCAGCTTCAGTTGAACGAGGCAGGTTGTTAGAACCGATAACCTCAAAACCACCAATCTTAGGAACTTGATTGGACAGCAGGTTAGCAGAGTTCTGTCCGGTAGCATATGCTTGACCAAACAGGTTATTAGAATCCAGACTCTTCAGAACTTGCATAGCCCAGAAAGGAACAATTACAAAGCGACCTTCTGCAGGAGCGTTGTTTTCGTCCAGATACCGACCATACTTCAGGATCTGAGCAGTAATCTCATTACCAGTATCGGCAGACACGGCAGCAGCAGAAGTACCAAGAGATACAGAAGTACCTTTGGTGGTAGTACCGCCGTTTACAATAGCACCAAGTGCAGTGGTGTAGTTGGTTTGCAGGCCAGCATTGCAGTTAGCAGCAGAGTAACCACTGATGGTCGTAGCAGCCTGTCCCCCAGCAACTGCGCCAGCAGCAGCTACAGAGATCAGCACGTTACGGTCAATAACTTGTGCCATTTGCTTTGTTGCATCATCTGCCCACTCATTCATCAACTTGATGTCAGACTGGAACTCATCAACCTTGTCAATAGCAAAACTAAAGCCTTCGCCTTGATCTACCTTCAGGGTGATGTAGGGGCTTTCTGGGTTCTGAACAGGCAGAACCATACCCTTTTTATACCGGAAGGTTTCGATGGTCGGGCGAGTACGGATGTAGACGGTATCGCCATATTCCTTAATATCACCCTCATAATCAGTGTTAGCCAACTTACCCCAAACGGTTTGCGGATAGAACTTCTTGATCAGAAGTGCCGAGTAAATCGCTGGGATATACGCATTGGTACTAGTGGAGCTGTAATCGGGGGAACCCGGGGTTACTGGATAAACAGCCATGATAAATCTCCTTCTTGTTAATTAGTTTATTTAGGTATTCGTTAGCGAATACGATTCTCAGCCATAGCTGATAGTAAATCATCCCACATTTGTTTAGAAACTTCGGGGGTATACTTACCCCTACGATCATTCATCTGAAACTCTTTAATAGTCTCACCAGTCCAAGTCAGCTTATCAGAAGCTGCCGGAGTAGCATGTTGTGTATTACGACTAGGGGCTACCATTGCGGTTTTAGCTGGATTAGGTGCCTCTTGTTTAGCTGGTTTTGCTGGGTGACTAGCATCAATATAAAGGTTAAATACCTTAGATAGTCTATCTGCATCCCAATTATTATTGTACTGCTGAACTAGATCGCCGTATGTATAAAGACCACTTGGGTCCGGGCTTTGTAGAAACTCAATGAATTTCGGATCGTTACCCTCCCACAAAGCTTTCCAATCACCCTTAACTGTTTCGTCCAGATACCCCATAAAGCTTTGTTGCGCAGCCTTAGTTTGGGTATCCTCTACAGAAAGAACTTGCTCTTGTACAGGTTTAATTGACTCCCGGATTTTGGCTTCTGCTTCTGCTTGAATGAGCATCTTAAGGTTTTCTACGAAATCCTCACCGTACTCACTGAAGTATTGGCCTACTTTATCCTCAACTGGAGCCGCTTGTGTTACCTGTTTCTGAGCTACTGTTTGTTCCAACTTTTCAAAGACTGATTGCTTAAGCTCTTTTAGATCTTGATGTAACCGAGGAACTTCCGAGTCATACTTTCCCTTTAGGGATAGGTATCTCGCTTTAAATTTCCTAAGCTCATCTAAATCATCATCGTGAGGTACATCCGCTTCCTCATCTTGTTCTACACTCTCTTCTTCAGAAGTACTCTCGAGATCTTCGTCTGAGGCTTCCTCTCCTTGTTGAACACCTTCATCTTCTTGTGGGTCTGGATTAAACATCCGTCCATGAAGTTGTTCTGCTAAATCTGCTGCTTCCTCAACTTGTCGAGGCAATGACATTTGTAACACCTTTCTGGGGCCGTCTCCGGTACTCCCACGTACTACTTAATTAGATTATACTTCATCAGATTCTTCAGTTGCTCCTGCTATCTCTCTAATCATATTATCTTTAGTAGCGTTATAGCGCCCTTTAGATGCTTTATCTACACTAGACTTGTATCCCTCTGCGGTAGGCTTCTGTGCCCCAGCTTTAGGACCTTTAGCACCTTCTACAGGAGCTTTACCTATATTACGTAGACCTGCGCGTAAACCTGCAGTTATACCTCCACCAGAAAACATAGCCATATCAAACTCCCCAATCACTATTTAAAGTAGGTTGCGTATTTAGTTGTTGTTCAGCAAATTCAAACTGATGGATTAGAGCATCAAGCGCAAGGGCTTTTCCTTTATGAATATCATTCATCTCTGACGATGCTCTTTTAAATCCATCGTAATTATCTCTCGACAAGTCTTTGAGATAGTTTAAAAAATTGGTGCCTTCTGGAGAAGCTTTAATTCGTGCTATCATCTTTATGATTGATTCATCCATTTGCCACCCCAGACTTAGCTCCATCTTCACGCGTACCTTGAGGCTTCTTAGCCGAGCCACCAGCACCTATTTGTGAGGATTGTTGTCCACCATCCATAGACTGCTCAGGTAGGATACCTGTCTGTGCCATTAGCATCTGCTGTACAATCATAGCGATGTTCTCATCCCCATCAAGGCGTTCCATATCAGGAAGTTTAATATCATTGGCTTTAGCCACTTGTGCCAACATAGACCCAATATTCTTTTCTCCAAGAATCTGAGAATAAAGTGGATTAGCAGCAATCTGAAGGAACTCTACTTTACGTTGTGCTTGTTGTTCTTTTGCCAACAGTCCAGAGACACCTTTAGCTACAACTCTAGCATCACCCTTCATGGTATCATCTTCAGTAAACTTCATGTTATTGTCATAACACATCTGAATATATGGAGTAATGATGTCATCATCTATGTTTGCTACAACTGCTTTAATTGACCTAGAAGCGGCTGCTAGGAGCTGGGTAAATACAGTCGCAGTGCCAGCCGTCACACCCGATTGTGACGCACCTTGAGCATAAGCCGGAACGGTCATTTCGTCCAATAACTTCCCAAAGAATTGCCATGCTACAATTAACTCCTGTGCGTGCATTTGTGGCTGATAATAGATAACAGCCGGACCATCGTTCTTCATTTGCATAGAAGAGGAGCGGATCTTACGCCACGGGTAGATAGGCTGATCACCGTCTACACGATCTTTATCTTCTTCAACCATAGGACCAGAAGCAATAGCGATGTTGTTAATCAAGGCACGGGTAATAGCGTTGAGAGCATCTTCAATAGGAGCTGCAAACTCAATCAAACCCTCTCCCCAAATCCATTGAGGATTCTTAGCCCAAGATGATACGTGATAGGGCTTACGTCCAAGATTATCTGGGTTGATAACGGCTTTGATTACATGCTTACCAATCTTCCAGCAATTTGTTTGATACTGAAGTACTGGGTCAATATCACCTTCGATACCCCATTCAATGAGCATCTTACCTGATACCGTCCCCCAAAACTCCTGAGCAAAGATTGTATCGGATGCTGTATCTGTTGAATTCTGTGTAGGAG